TGAAGCTGTGCGCCCAAAAGCCTTTGACCATGTAGCGGATAGGTTTGATCTGGCCAATGGACAGATGGCGCTCTGGCCAGCCTTTGACTTCATCTGTGGCCACTGGCGCTTGAGCCTGACTGATGACTGCAGCAAAGTCTTCCACCGCTGACTTGCGCTCGGTCTGTTTGGTTGGCGCTTCCCAGCCACAGTCCTTGGCATGTTTATAAAGTGTGCCAAGCCCCACACCTTTGCCCTGGTGGAATGACTTCCAGTGGACTTCAATGTCTTTTGTGCCTTGGAATTTCTGACCAGCCATGGACCACTGCATCCATGGGCCAAGACCAGCCTCACCGAATTCGGTATGCAGCGCTTGGCCCAGCTCGATCCACTGGTCATAGTCACAGTCAGGACTAATGTGGTGCAAAGCCTTGACGGCACGATCAAGATCGCTGTCTTCAAGTCTTGAGCCTAATTGGGTGAAGTCAAATGATTGGGATGGTGCAGGCTTTGGCTCTTGCAGCTGGTGCTGCTCGATGATGCCCCAGTCTTGTAGAAGACTAAAAAGGTCCACGGCCTCTTGGAATTCACCCACCACAGCGTTGCCAGAAAGTAGCACTGACTTGCCTGCACTGTTTGGGAGGCCAAATACTTCCAGTTCCTGACCACCGCCCAGCTTGTATTTCGGCAGCACCAGGTCAGATTCTTTGGGTGGTGAGACCCATAAGAAAACATGACGGCCACGGCCTGAGACAGAAACCTCGGTCAGCATCTTCTTTTGCTTGACGTACTTTGCCATGCGCTGGATGGCCACGTTGGTCGGTCCAGAGGCGTGTTTCATGTCCACATCAAGGCAAACCAAATAGTTTCCTGATGCGCTGATGATGGGGCGCTGCTGGACTAGGCCAAGGTATTGGCCACTTGGGGCTGACTCCATGGCCCAAATGTCTTCGGATGTGTAGAGTTCGGCTGGGTCTGTATCCCGTGCAACACCTTGGCCACTTCGCTTGTATGGAATCTTTTTATTGCCTTGCAGGGCAAAGGTACAAAAGACCGCATCAGGGGCGACTGCGCCTATCTTGCAGGCCACAGACTGGGACTGGAGAAATGTGTCGTTTTGGGGTGTTTCAGTTATGATTGCCACTGAAATTCCTTTAGTTGGGTGTTTCATTGTTAGTTGCCCTTGAGTTGGACTTTGGCCTGGTAGTGTTAACGCGCTGCCAGGCTTTTCTTTTGGGGGCGTGAGTTGTGGATTCTATGCTTGCCAGAGAAAAGCCAAATGGATCATGTAGGTCCAAAAGGCAGTCAGCATGGCCAAGAGTAAAACCCAGACATAACCTGGCCTCATTCCTTGGCCTTGACTAAAGATGGCGCAGCACTCTTCTCACCGACTAGGTCTTCGCTGACTTCGACACCAAGTTTTAAGACAGCACTGGGGCTTTTGAGTTCCCAGACCTTCAAGTTGTCTTTGAATGCTTCCATGACCAGAGCCTCATCCTTCCAGAATTTTGTCTTGCGGCCTGCGCGCATGGTCCAGCCATCAATCGCTTTGCCATCAGTGATCTGAGCCTTGGCGGCAGACTGCACTGCATCGGCCCATGCGGCCACCAGAGCTGCGTCATCGAGCATCTCAGGGGTAACAGTGGTGTCGGCAAGAAAATCGCTTCTGGCGACTTCTTGGACCTTCTCGCGCATAGATGGGCAGATGGTCTTGGCCTTGCAGTATCGGCAGGCATCGGGGCTTGGGTTTGTGGGTGCATCGCCTGTGAGCGCCAGCTCGGCTGCCTCTTTCAAGCGCCTGCCATGCAGCTCCAATCGGTTGCCAGACACTGTCCACTTGCTGTGGCCAACACGGGGCTGGAAAATGTGCATGGTGCATTCGATGGTGCTTGGCGCTTTGAGCTGGCGCATTGCACCAAGGGCATAGGTCAGCAGCTGCTTGTTGTCAGTAGCATCGACTGGGACTCTTCCGGTCTTGAGGTCTAAAATATGTAAGTGGTTGCCATCGACCAAGACTGCGTCGGCAGTCCCACCCAGCGCTGGGTGCAGAGACTTCAAGCCTTCATCAAGGTTAACCTCGATCAGCTTTTTGCGCGGATTCTCAACCAGCGTATTGACAAAGTTGGCATAGCCTTGGGCCATGGACAGATGGTCAGGGTCAGTGCCAGTTGGGATTGCACCACCGCGCAGAATGATCTCTGACAGCTCGTGGATGGCTGTGCCAATGGCAGCGGCCTCACCAGCTGGCTCATAGGGCATGAGGGATTCGAGGCGGTAGCTGCCTGGGCATTGCATGAACCGATCTGTTCTGGATGCTGAGAGTCGGGCGTGTTTTCTGGTTTCGTGTTGCATGGTTTTCTCCTGGTTAAATGATTTGGTTGACGATATTCAGTTTCTTTAAGACTTTGGCCAAGACTGTATGGTCCAAGCTGGCCTTGATGGTCAAGATGTAGATGACGGGTGGAATGCCTGATTTGTTGATGTTCTCAACCCTGCTGCTGGCCTGCTCTAGGGCTGATGTGGACCAAGTGCATTCGACAAAGACAATCGTGTCGGCAGCGGATAGGTCTACACCTTCAGACATGGCGGCAATGTTGCCAATGATGCATTTGGTCTGGCCAGACTGGAAGTCGGCAATCGCTTTGTCGCGCTTGGCTCTTGTAGTGTCCCCCACTACTGTCACGGGCTTATGGACCATTAACAGCTTCTCCAGCTCGGCCACCACATCCTTGTGGTGCGCAAACACCACCACTGGCTCATCGGCCTGGAGCAAGTCATCGATGAATTCACTGGCGGCCTTGACCTTGCGCATCCCTGCCTCGCGCATGACTTCGGCCAGACCCTCAAAGGCCAGCAAGGCGTTGGGGTTTGCCATCAAGGCATCGGCATCAAAACTTTGCTCACGTTTGTCATTGGGTAGGTCAAAGGTGATCAATGAGACTTGTGGCTCTTTGTAGTCCTTGAAGATCGTTTCTTTTTTTCTGCGCATGACATGGGGCTTCATCATGTCTTTGAGTTCTGGCAGATTTGATGCGCCACTGGTATCCAAGCCCCATGGGGCATTCCACATCTTTGCGTAACGGGCTGCAAAGTCAAACCAGCCGCCTCGGTAGATGCCAAGGCCGTGCAAGATGGGCCACAGCTCGATGGGCCTGTTTGGGATGGGTGTGCCACTTAATGCATAAACAAAGGAAATCTTCTTCATGGCCAGCATGGCCGCCTTGGTCCTTTGGGCTTTTGGATTCTTGATTCTGTGGCACTCATCCAAAACTAGAGTGTTATATCTGTCCAAATCCGTTTGTGCGTATTGCAACACATCGTAGTTAATGATGGTGATATCTGCACTATTTACCTCTGATGCGCCTCGTTTTCCATTGACAACATAGAGAGAGACATTGGGTGCTAATTTGGCAAATGCAGATTCCCAGACTGTCTTGGCAATGGCTGGGCAGACGATCAGTGCGGGTAGGTTTTCAAGTGCAGCAGCTGCTGTGGGTAGCGTCTTACCAACACGGGGCTGGTCAGCCAGTATGGCCCTGCGCCTGGACAGCAAGAAGAGCTTGGCCTCTTGCTGGTGGGGGAATAGTTGCATTTCGTTTTCCTCGTTTAATTTGTTTGCATCATATACGATTTGTGCTAAAGTGCAATTTCTGTTTGACGACAGAAACGTAAAAACCTAAACCCTTAAAAGGAAAAAACCATGTCTACTAGAGTCGTAACCGGAAAAGTTCGTTTTTCTTATTTCTCAGCTTTAACAGCGCGCAAGAATGAGATGAATGGAAAAGAAGAGTTCTCAACACAAGTGCTTGTCCCCAAGACAGACCTTGACACTGTGAACCAATTGAAAGCGGCAGCCAAGGCCGCATTGACCGCCAAGTTCGGGGACAAGATTCCCAAGACTGTGCGCAATCCATTGCGTGATGGCGACACTGAAGTCAAATCTGATGGTGGACCACTTGGGCCTGAGTACGCTGGCCACTATTTCTTCAACACCAAAAGCACCAACAAGCCTGGTGCAGTGGATGCCCATGGCCATGACATCTTGGGATCGCAAGATATTGTTTCTGGCGACTTTGGCCGAGTCAGTCTGAATGCCTATGCTTATGACCAGGCAGGCAACAAGGGTGTGTCGTATGGACTCAACAACATCATGTTGTTGTCTAAGGGTGACTCGCTGGGTGGTGCAAAGCCATCAGCGGCCAGTGACTTTGGCGTGGTGGCAGGCAAAGGCTCTGCACCAGTGGCCGAGTCAGTCGATAGCGACTGGTGATCTGTCGATCAGTTTCTCAAGGGCCAAGTGCAATTGATTGACTGATGTCCACAGTGGCTCCACAGTCCCAGACAGCCATCGGCTCACCTGGGACTGTTGGATGCCAGCCTCATTGCACACCGCAGCCATGGTGATCTTGTGAGCCTTGGCCTTTGCCTTGATATCGTGAATTGATTGCATGGTCGCATTCTAATTGCGCTTTATGTATAAAAACAACACATAAAAATATTTCTTGCAAGATATTTGTTTTCTGTCTTACACTGTTACTACTGTGCAACTTAAACGAAAGAAACCAATGAAACCCTCAACCGAATCCCTCTTGGACTATTTGACCGCCTTGGCCATTGGCGTTGGCTTGGCTGCATTACTTGTTGCATGGTGGTCGACATGAAAAATCAACCAGCATTTCCTCAACCAGAACAAATTTTTAATGAGTTCCACCCAAATTACGGCAAAGATAGGGGCATGACATTGCGTGATTATTTTGCGGCCCAGGCTTTAACTGGTGCGCAAATATGGGATGCCGTTCTTAATGGCAAAGAAGCGACACAGTTTGCAGGAGGCGTAGATAAACTTGCTGAAGTAGCTTATGCCGTAGCAGACGCAATGCTGAAAGCGAGAGCAACATGAAATATGGACCAACACCCCCCTGCCCCAAAGACTTGTTCCAGTTCGAATGCTCAGTAGAAGATGTTGACCTTATATGCTTTCTGGAATACAGCCCAGAAGAAAAGGGGTCAGTTGATTCCCTTGGCTCACCTTATGAGCCTGATCTTGAAGAGGGCATGATGCTCAATAACGCATACATTGCTGGCACTGACGTAGATATTGCCCACATGATCTTGCAGTCTATGGTGGACCACATTGAAGTGTCTGCGCTGGAAAAATACAATGACCAATGACCTACCACCCGCCATCGATGCCTGCCTCGATCTGGTCAATGACCTACTTCACCCAGAGGTTTATGGTCACGCCATTCCCTCTGAAGTCAAAGCCCGTGCATTCGTTGTCAAAACAATGCTGGAGCGCTTGAAATCCCGAATGGAGAGTGGCACATGGCCAGAGGTTTAAAACCCCGTGTAGAGCCTGCCATTGAGGCAGCACTCCAA